AAAGCGCATTCAGCCTCAAGGATCTTGAGCGCTGCTATTCGGATCTGTCGCTGTGGGAGGACTACAACCCGGATCTTGAGCGCCCATTCGGCAACAGCCCGGTCTGGCTGGGCTACGACCCGAGCCGTACCCGCGACGACGCCACCTGCGTGGTCATCGCGCCGCCGCTCGAACCTGGGGCGAAGTTCCGGATCCTGGAGAAGCACAGCTGGCGGGGCCACTCGTTCACCTACCAAGCCGCCCAGGTCAAGAAGCTGACCGAGCGCTTCAACGTCCAGCATATCGGCATCGACGTCACCGGCGTGGGCTACGGCGTGTTCGACCTGGTGCGCGACTTCTACGCCAAGGCGACGCCGATTCACTACAGCCTTGAAGCGAAAAACGCCTTGGTACTCAAGGCCCAGGACACGATCCAAGGCAGCCGCATCGAGTGGGATGCCGGCTGGACCGACATCGCCCAGGCCTTCCTGACCATTAAGCGCGGATCCACCAACAGCGGCCAGATTACCTACAGCGCTTCGCGCACTGAGGCCACCGGTCACGCCGACATCGCCTGGGCGGTGATGCACGCTCTGTCCAACGAACCTTTGAACACCAACAAGCGGCGCCGCAGCCGCTACGTCACGAGTAACCACAGCAGCCATGGCCAACCGCAAACACAAAAAACCACCCGCAGTTCAACAACCGCAGCAACCCATGCGCAGCTTTACGTTCGGGGAGCCCGAGCAGGTGCTGTCAGGCAACATCGGCGAGTACGTGGGGGTGTTTCCCAGCGACGACGGCAAAATCTACAAGCCGCCGGTGTCCCGGGTTGGCCTGGCCAAGCTGCTGCGCGCCAACGCGCACCACGGCGCTATTCCGAAGTTCAAGCGCAACCTGTTGCTGCGTGAGTTCATCGCATCCCTCGGCTGCAGCACGCAGACCATGGGACGAGCCGGCCTGGACTACATGGTGTTCGGCGAGGCGTATCTGCTTCGCCATAGAAATGCTTTTGGCCAGGTGCTGGAGCTGCAGCACCTGCCGGCGATCAACATGCGGGTCAAGGTGGGTGGCGGGTTTGTGATGCTGCTGCCCGACAGTAAGGAAATGGAGTTTGAAGAGGACGAGATCGAACACGTCCTGGACTACGACGTGGAACAGAATATCTACGGCGTACCGGACTACCTGGGCGGCCTGCAGGCGCTTCTGCTCAACGAAGCCGCGACCCTGTTCCGCCGCCGCTACTACAGCAATGGCGCGCACGCGGGATACATTTTCTACACCAACGACCCCGACCTGACCGAAGAAGACGAGGACGAGCTGCGCGCACAGATCAGTGCCAGCAAGGGCGTGGGCAACTTCCGCTCGATGTTCGTCAACATCCCCAACGGCAAGGAGAACGCGATTCAGATCATTCCGGTGGGTGACTTCCAGGCCAAGGACGAACTGGAGAAGGTGAAAAACATCACGCGAAACGACGTCATCGCCGCCTGGCGAATGAACCCGGCGCTGGCCGGCATCATCCCGGAAAATACCGGCGGCTTCGGCGACATCGAGAAGATCGATAGGGTGTACACCAGCAACGAAATCCGGCCGATCTGCCAGCTGTTCAACCAGCTGAATGACACGCTCAGAGAGGATAGGCGATTTAGCTGGCGAGCGGAGCCATAGGCAGTGGATACCACTACATGAAGAACCAAACAGAGAGAATGCCACTACATATTGTGGCAATATGGTGGCGATCAGCTGCCCCTGGGGAGGGACACAATGAGAGTTGTATGCAAATGCGGATACAAAGGCCGCATCGCTTCGCGGGAAGAAGTGACCATGGATTTTGTGAAGCTGTACTGCCAGTGCCTGGACGCAAAGTGCGGGCACACCTGGGTGGCAAACCTGACGTTCTCGCACACGTTGAGCCCGTCGGCACAGTCATTCGAAAGGATGCTGTTCGACCGCCTGCGAGACATGCCCAGGGCGAAACAGCGGGAGCTGTTCGAACAGTTGGGATCGCAGGCCGTGGCGTAGAGTCAGACCGCCGACACGGGGGCATCGGCGATCGGAATCATTCAAAAAATGGAGGTCAGTTCCTTACCGGCCCTTTTGGGTTGATTACCAGTATCTCGGCCACTCGGCGGATTTGTTGCTGCTCCACATGACTTAGCCGGCGGTACAGATCGATCAGACGACGCTCAATATTGGTGAGTTCGGTGGTGTCGAACTCAGTTGTATCAAACGAGGTTTGATCGTTCTTCTTGCGATCCAACATGCTTACTACTCCATAACGTGCATTGCTGAATCAACGTTATCGGGGCGGCAAACGGGTTTGAAACGGGGGACGCGACTAATGAGTCATGTGCTTTGTTGCAACTTAAGACCTATGGCGGGCTGCATCGTCTGCCATGGCTTCAAGAATGCGGCGGATCGCTTTCTGGTCGTCCTCTGGAATGCTTCTGTATTGACTGATCAAGCAATCTTCGACCTCGGAAAGCGCCTCATGGGGCAGTGTTTTCCGAGCGCCCTGAACGATATATGCAACATCAAAATCAAGCAGCTTAGCGGCGAGGCCAAGGTAAGAGGCGGGAGCATCACTAGCACCAGATTCATAGTTGCCCTGGGTGCGTTTCGAGACGCCAAGTTTTTCGGCCAGTTGGTCTTGAGTCAGACCAGCGTCAGCGCGGAGTTCACGCAACCGGACGCCAATCTCTTCGGAGAGAGTCAATATTTTTCCACTCGCATATTTACATTGGCAGTTTTTTGCCACATTCTGCGCTCGTCATCACACGAAAACGCAGAGATTTGCACTATGCCGAACACAAGCATCACCGAGCAAGCCCGCAAGAAGGCCCGTGACGCGTTGGAGAAGCGCGGTCAATCCGCGAAGAACTTTGCTGTTCAACACGACCTGACCCCCAGCACCGTTTACGCAGTGCTGAATGGCCAAAGTCAGTGTCGCCGTGGGGAGGCACACCGCGCTGCCGTATTACTCGGCATCAAAGACGGTGTGATTGAACAGTAATGGCAGGGGCCAACAGGGAAAAGTAGAAGATGAAAAGTCCAGTTCTAAAAACGCGTAAGGAAGCAATGAGCGAGATCATCCGCAGCTACGCAGGCGGACGCGAAGCTGCTGCAGCACGCTTGGGAATGAAGCTCAAAAAGTTCGACAACCACGCATACGAAAACGCCGGTTGCAGCCCTCTCAATGACGCACAGGTCTTCATGCTCGAGCAGGACTGTGGCACCCACCACTTCCCAAACTACGTAGCGTTCCTGTACGGCGGACTGTTCGTACCGGTGGCCGACCCCGAGAGGCTGGACAACGTCGAGATGTACGCCCGGTCGGTGCAGGTAGCAGCGAAACGCGGCTGTGTTGATCAGGCCATAGCCAAGGCTCTTGAAGATGGCTCGATCAGCAAAGAAGAAGCCGAGCTGATCCTCAACGCTCACAACCTCCACATGGCAGCACGGCACGCGGAAGTGCTGGCAGCCATCGATCTGTACCGCTCTAAATCGGTGAACGGCCAATGAACAATCTGCCTGCAGTACAGGAATATCAGGACATGCTCAAAGCCGCGGCATTGGTGTTCCTTGAGCGGCATCAGTGCGAACACCTCGGCGATGATCAGCAGCTGCTCAAGCGTGCAGTTCAACACCTGGTGGCGGACTTCGAAGTACTGACCCCAACCGCCGAACGAATGGTTCATCTGGCCTACAGCAATCTGTCTGCGGCCAACGATCGGCAGCGCCTGGATGTTCTGACCAGCACGCCGACGCACACCGTCATTACCGACACCGCCACCGGTGAGGTTTGGGTTGTCCCTGTCAGCCTGATCTATGAACGCATCCTCAACGCACCGGATAACGGGCGTTTTCGCGTAACCACTTCGTAACACCCAACTAATAAATCCCCGATCCCCCACCCACGTGGGTTTGGGTGAGCTGCGCCCGAAATTGAGGTTTGACGATGGAAAACGCCATGAACATCAACGCAAAACTGACGCCGGACCAGGCCGAAGCGCTCCTGGTCAACCTACGCGAGCAGTACCGTCTCAACCTCAATGAACTCTGGTACGCAGACCAGTACCGCCTGATTCCGGACGGCCTGCGCCACGGATCAATCCTCGCCAACTGCCCCGTGATGGCCGCTCAGAAACACCTGATTGGCGCCCTCACCCTCTGCCTCAAAACAGCGAAGTAACCCATGAAAGAACAACTGCGCAGCGACGTGATCGAGCGCCTGAAAACCGACTACGGGCTCAAGCATCGGGCAAACACCGACTACATGCGCGGCGGCACCTGCCCTAAATGCCGCCAGAAAACCCTGTACACGCGGTATTCGGCTCCGTGGCTGGTGATTTGTGGCAGGCCTGAAAAGTGTGCCCACACCCTGCACGTTAAAGAGCTGTACGACGAGCTGTTTGAGGACTGGAGCAAGCGTGCACCGGCAACCGATCAAAACCCCAACGCCACCGCCCGTGCCTATCTGGAATTTGCCCGAGGCTTTCGCATCGAGCTGATCCAGGGCTGGTTCACTCAGGAAAGCTTCTACTCCGTCGAACACAACGCCGGCAGCGCCACCGTTCGCTTCGCGCTGGAGAAAGGTGGCTGGTGGGAACGACTGATCGATCGGCCGCACCGCTTCGGAAAGATGAAAGCGCGGTTCAAATCCAAGGACAGCTATCGCGGTGTCTGGTGGTGCCCGCCTTGCGTGGATCTGCTCGAAGCCAAAGAAATCTGGATTGTTGAGGGCATCTTTGACGCGATCGCCCTAGTTCACAACGACATCGCGGCCGTGTCGGCCATGTCCTCAAATGCGTTCCCTGAAGAGTCCCTACGGACGCTCGCTCGTAACCGGGAGGGAAAACTGCCCAAGCTGGTGTGGGCGCTCGATAACGAACCTGGTGCCCACGCCTACACCAAACGCTGGGCGAAGCAGGCGCGAGCCCTTGGGTTTGTCTGCGAAGCCGCACAGATCCCGCTTCGTGACAGTCGCAAGACTGACTGGAACGACCTGCATCAGCGTTGGGGCTTCATCGAAGACGAGAGCGAGCGCGCCGATCAGGTCGCAGCCGATCTCAAGCAAGCACGTCACCAGGGCGCGCTGCTGCTGGCCGAGAGCGCCGCAGAGAAGGCGTTGCTGATGTACGACTGGAACAAGCGTGGGGAATTCCACCTCGGCTTCGGTAACCGCCTGTACTGGTTCAAGTTGGACATGGAGAAATTCAACCGGGCGATGCAGGACATCGAGGACAGCGAGAACCACGACGACCAGTTGCTCAATCAATCACAGCAGCGCGAGAAGGCGCTGCAGCAGTCCGGCAGCGTCATCGAAATCGCCAACTGCTACCCACAAGCCCTGTATTTCCAGCGCAACGAAGTCACGGACGAGTCTTGGTACTACGTGCGCGTCGACTTCCCCCATGACTCCGAGAGCGTGAAGAACACCTTTACCAGCGGCCAGCTTTCAGCTGCCAGCGAGTTCAAAAAGCGACTGCTCGGTATGGCTGCTGGCGCCATGTACACCGGGAGCGGTCAACAACTAGACAAACTTATGAAGGATCAACTGTTCGGCATCAAAACCGTATCGACGATCGACTACGTGGGCTACAGCAAGGAATACGGCTGCTACGTCTATGGCGACATAGCTATCAAGGATGGCGTTACCTACAAGGTCAACGGCGAGGACTATTTTGAGTTCGGGAAACTTCGCCTGAAGACGCTGCAGAAAGGCGTACCCATCAAGCTGCAGCGCGATGGGAAAGACTTTGACGAAAAGTGGCTGCAGTTGCTGTGGACGTGCTTCGGCGCTCAGGGGCTGGTAGCGCTGGTGTTCTTCGTCGGTTCGCTGTTCTGTGAGCAGATCCGCGCCCGCTACCAATCGTTCCCTTTCCTGGAAGCCACTGGTGAGGCCGGTGCCGGTAAAACCACCCTGCTCAACCTATTGTGGAAGCTGCTCGGCCGGGAAGGCTATGAAGGCTTTGACCCGATGAAGTCTACGAAAGCCGGGCGCTCGCGACTGATGGGGCAAGTGTCGGGTATGCCGGTGGTGTTCCTGGAGGCCGACCGTCACGGCGACGATCGATCGCACGCCAAAACGTTTGAGTGGGACGAGCTGAAAGACTTCTACGGCGGCGGCACCCTGGCCACCAAAGGCGTGAAGACTGCCGGCAACGAAACTTATGAACCGCCGTTTCGCGGGACGATCGCCATCAGCCAAAACGCTGCAGTAGTCGCCCATGAAGCAATCATGACACGGATCGTAAAGCTGCATTTCATCCGGCCGACAGTCACCCCGGAAAGCCGCGAAGCAGCAGACAAGCTGAACGCTTTGGACGGCGGCACGCTCAGCCACTTCCTGATTCGAGCCGTCGGCAAAGAGTCCGCCATCCTCGAGCTTTTCGCTCAGCGCATGCCTGAACACGAGGCCAAGCTGCGCCGCCTGCACACCCACTGTTTCGCTTGCGGCACCGAGTATCCCAACGAGCATGGCAACTGCAGCAGCTGCGGTTATGACCTGCGCGGATACATCCGAGTCGAGCGGATCAGCAAGAACCACGCTCAGCTCCTTTCCCTGCTCGATGCCTTGCGTTTGATCCTGAAGCTGGACGAGCCCCAAGTAGCAGCTACCCAACGTCAGATCGTCCGCATGGCGATCGAGCGCCAGGCGTCGATCAGCAATGACCACCCGGCTGTTGCAGAGTTTTGGGAGGTGTACGACTACCTCGAATCGCTTAGTGAAGACCCCATGGTCGACCACAGCAGCGACCCAAGCATCATCGCGATCAACCTCAACGAATTCAGCGAGCGCGCCGCTGAACACAAACAGAAGTTGGCCGACGTGGCCACCTTGCGCGACCTGCTCAAAGAGTCGCGATCGCACAAATTCCTGGAAGCAAACAAAGCGGTACACAGCGCAGTAAGGGCTGCACTGAACAGCAAAACACCACTGGCGCCTGGTCGTCCCACGACGGTCAAGTGCTGGATTTTCAAAGCGTAAGGGAGGCTGCACCAATGCAAATCCAAGTCTTTATGGGCAATGCCGGCGACGGCAAAACGAGCAAGCTGCAGGAAATCCAGGATCGACTGGAATGGATGGGCAAAAGCCACCCGGTCATTCAGGCAGGAGCATATGGCGAGAATGGTTTGCTGCAGATTCTGGAAGTTCGTGCTGCAGCTGGCCAGCGCGAGATCCTGGTAGACGAGTGCAGTCCTCAGCAGATTTTGAGCGTGCTGGAGTGGCAAGCATGCACTGAGGAAGATCCTGATTACACCGACCTGGTTATCCACCTGGCTCGCCAGGACTGACGGACAAGAGAAGCGATGTCGAGGAGTTGGCCCTCCCCGACATCAACCACCACTGAGGGCAACACCATGCAAGCACAGCACCAAAGCAGCAGCGATTCGAAGGCTAACACATTGGCCAACATTGACGCCCAGTCCGCCCGGCATCTGATGGCCATTCGGATTGTCGGCACTGCGTTGTTCGATTACCAGGTGCGGAAAACCGACGATGCGAGGATCCGTCTTGAGTGCCTTACCGGCTTCGCCAAAGAGCTTGGCGACATTGATGCGGCCGAATTCGCCGTTGTAGCTCAGCTGTTGGCTGGCCATTCATCAACTAAACACGAAACAACTGTTCGGACTTTCTCACTTGAAGGAGCAACACTATGAAAACGTTATTTGTCCTCATGGCCCAATACAACGGTCAGGTGGTCATTCCCTTGGAGCGAGTCTGTAAGGATTACTTCACTCATCTCACAACGGAGATGTTCCAGCGAAAGGTGGGGGCCGGACAAATCAAGATTCCCATCACGCGCATGGAGCCAAGCCAAAAGAGCGCAAAGGGTATTCACATCACGGACCTGTCCGAATACCTGGATGCTCAGCGCGCCGCAGCAGTCAAAGAGAACAATCAGCTGAACAGCGCGCCACGCAGTAGCTAATTCACTTCAGCGTCCTGGCGCCCAATTTTACGGGCGCCTGTAGGATTCTCTCGAACCACTTCCAGTTTTCGTAGGCGTCGCCGCGTCCACGAAGGTGGGTGTAACGTCGCATTGAGTTCCAATCGCGATGCCCCGATACACTCGCTACCCGAGGAATGTCCCAGTCCATTTCGAACAGCCGGCTAACGCCGTCGTGGCGAAGGTCATGAAAGTGCAGATCTTCGATAGCAAGTATCTGACAAGCCCTGGTCCATGACGTGGATACCGACTCTGCACTGTACGGAAATATCTCAGGCAGCACCTTCGGCATGGTTTGGAGAATGGCCCAGGCTTCCGGCGGTAAATGGCACCAGACATCGTTACCGATCTTCTGGCCGGGGTTTTTCATGTCACGCACCAATACCCGCTGGCCCACTTCATCCAGATCCGCCCACAGGATCCGCGTAATTTCCTCCTGACGGCGTGTTGAGAACAACGCAAACCCGGCCATTTTTAGCATGTTGATCGACGTTGGGCGACGGGCTTGGATACCCTGAAAGTGCGTGAGTAGCTTGTCGAGTTCATCCAACGTCGGGCGTCGGTCGCGCTCACGACTTTTCATGTTGTACCCCAGCTTTTTCAACACCCGCCGGGCATCCGTCATTGCGTGCGGATCGACTTCGTAGCCCCAAGCAGGCCGAGCGATCGACAGCACCGCGCCCAAATGCGCCAGATCATTACCAGCCGTCTGAGGCTGTACATTCCCGCCCTCCTTGCCCATCCGCCACAGCGCATACTCCACCAACTGCTGACTGTTGATGTCCTGGTCATTCAATTTGCCCAGGTATGATTCGCTGATCGCTTTGAGCGTGGCGAGTTTGGTCTTACCCAAAGGCCGGACCTTCTCCATCTCAATCAAATAACGGTCGATCATCTCCTTGACCGTCGTGCCTTTGCGATTTGCCCGCTCGATCGCGCCTGGCTCGTCCAGCTCCGCTTCGCGCTTTCGAGCCCATGCCAGGGCAGCCTGTTTCCGGGCGAAGGTCTGGCACTCTTGGTAAACTATTGCCCCTTTGTTTTTAAGGCGGATTTGGACCGTATAACTGACCGATCCGTCGGCCTTCTTTCTTGCTCTAATGGTTGCCATCGTTCCAGTGGTACAAATGAGAAAGTGAGTGGTACATTTTACCACCGGCCTTTAAAAAACGCCTGATAACGCCCAAAAACGGCCCAGAATGCGCAGAGAAAAATGCTAGCTAAAACAGTCACTAACCCACAGAACATAAGCTCTGCGCTGTCTCGGCGGTTTAGCGTTGCGCCCATGATGGATTGGACAGACCGCCACTGCCGCTTTTTCCTACGCCTACTCTCCAAACACGCCCTCCTCTACACCGAAATGGTCACCACCGGCGCGCTCCTCAACGGCGACCATGACCGCTTCCTGCGTCACAACGAAGCCGAACACCCGCTCGCCCTGCAACTCGGCGGCAGTGTCCCGCTAGACCTGGCCGCCTGCGCCCGCATGGCCCAGGAGCACGGCTACGACGAGGTAAACCTGAATGTCGGCTGCCCGAGTGATCGGGTGCAGAACAATATGATCGGCGCATGCCTGATGGGGCATCCGCAGTTGGTGGCCGATTGTGTGAAGGCGATGCGTGATGCGGTGTCGATTCCGGTGA